TTGCTGGGGCTTGAAACCCAGTTGTAGTTATTGCCATTTCTTTGCTCCTTTTATGCAATTTAATGGCAATTTATCATTAACAGCTGTGCCAAATCTACCCAATTTTGGCAAAAAAAGAATAAATTTTATTTAATTATAAAAAAGAGGGCAAGCCCTAAAGATAGGGCTTTTAATTGTTATCTGAGTTTTTAGTAGATGTATAGCTAGTTTTAGTTGCTTGACTAATTTTATTTTTAGTTAGCCTATTTACTGCTTTAGCTTTTACTCCGTCGCTTATGTCTTTGTTTAACAAGACTTTCTTAACTAAGCCTACCTTATCGCTACTTGTATCTATCGCATCAAGTAGCTTAAGCTTTGGGTTTTCAAACTTCATAGGCTCTTTTAAGTTTCTATCAGAATAAAAGGTTATAATGTCGTTAGAGCTGTAAAGGCTGCTATTTGGGATTATCCCACTTTTGGTGGCTTCATCGGTAGGCTTTAAGGTCGAAGTAATTGAGCGGTCGTCGCTCTCCCTTTTAGCCTGACCGATGACGGCTCTAAATCTTACTCCGTCTTTATCTTCCCACTCATAAATATGTCCGCCCCTTTTATCAATAAAAGGCTCTTTATTCTCTTTTAAATAAGCCCTTATATTTTCACCCAAGCTTAAAAGTTCTTGTCTAGTTACATATCCCTCTTTGCTTTCATCATTTAGATGCCTTATACTTATATGTTTAGCCCCCTTGCTTTTGTCGCCTTTTGCATATTTAATAGCATCATCTATTGTGGTTAAATCCTTATAAACTGGCGTTGAGAATTTACCGTTATATGTGACATTATAAATGCCTCTTTTTTCTTTTAGCTCGGGTAATTTTTTACTGAAATTTACTCCGTCTTTTCTACTTACAAATGTATCATTTGGATTTACATCAAAAGTCTCATGTGGATAAACTCTATCTTTTTTATTTAGGTTGAGCCTATTTTGTACATTCCTTGCTTCAGCTTCACCATGAGAGAGGGCATATTTTTTATCATTTGTGTTGCTTCCTTTTGCAAACCCTTCAATATCTTGTATAGCGTGTTGGATTTCGTGCATTAAGGTTGATTTATCTGCTATTTCTCTAAGACCAATTTCTTTTTTAGCTGGGTCGTAATAGCCTTTATTACCTGATGCATAAATATCATTTTCTTTATTAAAATTTCCATTGTTTTTCACATGTTTTATTTGGTTTGGGTTAAATGCAACTATTACGTTATCGTCTAATATGATGCTATCATATCCTGCGTTTTGCAATTTATCTTTAAACGCTCTTGCCTTTGTATCATATTGTTTTAGGTTGGTATTTTTTATATACTCATAAAGACTTTTCCCAACACCATTTTTTATGTCATCTCTTTTTGCTAAATTCCCAAGCAATGCTTGATATTTTTTAGCAGTATCGTTTGTAATTTCTTCTCTTAAATCAAAAGGCTTTTTGGCATTTATATATACCTCCATAACTCCGCTATTTGGTTCTTTTAGCCCATATCGCCCTTTTGAATATTCCTCGCTCAACCCTTTATCAGTTGTAAAGAAAAACCCCCACTTACTTTTATCAAACTTTTGGTCAAACTCGCTTATATTTGATTTTTTAGTCCCATGATAAAAAATTTTTGGCGTTCCATCTGTGTTTTTAGTTAGTGGAGAGCTCTCTTTATGCCAATCCTTTAAGTTTTTATTGTAAAGTTCATCTTTTATTTTTACTACGTTTATATCCTTTAACTCAGGGTATGCCTTAAATAGTTCTTTATGCTCTAGCAGGTCGCCTAACTTATCTGCGTTTTGATTTTTGATTTTAGCTGGGTTATCATCTATCTCAAACTTCCATACTCCGTCCTTGTCTTTATACCACCCAGTGCTTTGCCAAATTTTAACTTCATCTTCGCCTTTTTCTAGCATAGCTTTGGCTTTTGAGAGTTTATTGGCGCTAGCGTTAAGTGCTTTTTCTCCTGCAAAAGAATTTATACTATTACTCTTCGCTGATCCATAAATTTTAGTTAAAAGTTTTGGATTATCTTTTGCCATTTGTGGCATCTTTTTGCCAAGCCCAAGAATAGAATTATAAAGCTCTGGGCTTATGCGTTTAACCGCTGAAGCACTAAACTTTGATCCAAACAATGCATATATAAAACCTTTTGCAAACTCTTCAGGGCTAACGTTGCCGTTTTCATCAGCGCCATTTGCTGTGCCACCAAGTAAGCCACTTGCTATATGTGGGCTTGCATTGATCGTTTTAGTGTTTTTGTCTTTTTGTGGTATAATGCTTTCATCAGAGCTAGAGAATGTGCTTTTTGCACCAGCCGTCGGTCCAACCTGATTAATATCAGCACGTTGGAGTGTAGGGTATGGCGTCCCTACCTTTAGCTCTTTTTCATTAACTTTTCTTAGCCTATCCATCTCATTTTTATTTGTGCTTTTTGATAAGTGTCCTACATACCCACTTTCTTTTACTATGCCGAGTTTCCCTACGCCCCCATCTTCTAAAACTTTAACTATTAAAGCCATGTCTGGACGATTATTTTTAAAGAAGTGGGTTGGGTTATTTTTTATCTCTTTTAGCAGTCTATACACATCGCTTGGCTTTTTAAAAAATTCAGGGTGTTTATTTTGCAAGATAAATAAATTTGCACTAAGCTCGTTATTGTTTATTTCTGATAGTTCTCTCACCCAGTCATCTACGCTAATTTTTACATTTAAATCACTCTTTGGCGCTAGGCTTTGCTTTGTAATAAAATTCTCGCCTTTTATCTCTGTGTTTTTAGGGTTGCCTTCTGTAGCGTCCATTTTTATTAGCTCACTTTTTGCCTGCTCTTTTTTAGCCATAAAATCATCAATTAAACTCCTTATCTCTTTACTTTGTGTCTGAGTAAGCAGATCAAATCTATCTTTTATCGGGATAGCTTCGTTTTTCATTATGTCGGTTAAGGCGTCAGACGTAGTTTTGGCTTTTAAAAATGCCTCAGCATATAAATTCTTTTTACCTGCTTGTTTGCCTATTAGTGGGATATGTTTTGCCAAGCGTTCAAAACTTCTTGCTACAAATGCCATAGCTACTTTGCCACTAAAGCTTGTGGCTATACTTCCACCTTGGCTTTTTGTCTTTAGCCCTGCATCTATTGCGTCAATTATGCCTTTTGTGTTTGGGCGAAATTTTGCGTCATCAAATAGTGCTTTTTGTAAAGTTTTCGCTTCGTCACTTACAAATTTAGCGTCGCTTAGTTTTTCTGCTACCGCAATAGGATTAAACCCTTTTCTATTCATGCCAAGATCAACTAGCTCGTCTTTTATTGCACTCCTTATGTAGGCTTTTTCTACTTCTGCTATTTGCTCTTTATTGAGCCCTTTGGTTGTTTTAGCCCAAACGTCATTATTTTTATTGATCAAATCACCGACTTTATCAAAGTTAAAATCGTCGCTCAATAGATCATTGCCCTTATTGAAAATCTTTGTATCTTTTAAGGCTTTCATTTGAGCATATTTTTCGTCCTGCTCTTTTAGTAATGCCCTAAGCTCGCCCCTGTCATCACCAAGAGACTTAAACATGCTATCATCTAACACTTCTTTTAAGGCTCTAGCTTGTTGCTCGCCAGTGTAGTCAGAATTTCTTATTGCTTTATTTAGATAACGCCTAACATCAAACGCCTTATTAATATTAAAGCCCTCTTGCGCCATTTGATCTAAGGCTATACGCATTTTATCTCTATCTTCTACTTTTGCATAATTAGCCACAATGCTATTTATCGCATCGTCTAGCCCTTTTTTATCTATTTGTAGTGGGCTATTGCCTGCCACTTGCTTGAAGGCATCTACTACTTGGTTATAGTCGCTTTTTGTGGCGTTTACATAACTACCCAAAATATCACTAACAAATGCTTTATCGGTATCATCTAGTTTTCTAAAACTCTCTGGGTTGATCCTAAAGTTTTTATTAATTCCAGCTGCTTCTAATCTCTTTTGTGCTTGGTCATCAATTATTTTTATAGCTTTATTTCGCACCAAGTCATCGCTACCTATTACATCAGCAATAGTTTTCATTTCGCTAGGGTCAGCAAAGGCATTATTTAGTGCGATCTCTTGCTCTTTTGTGATTTGTGGGTCAAGTGTGCCTTTGGCTTTATTCTCTACGTATTCGCCAGCCTTTGTGACTTTATCTTTTACCCAAGGGCTACTTGTTCTATTAGCATAATCATCTGCATAAGCCTTTGCTTTCAGCCCTAAAGTGTTTATATCATTTAGCTCTATTTTATTGTTGGCTAAATAAGCCTCTTTTTCAGCCAGCTCTTCAGGCGACAAGACTGCATCTGCTGCTTTAATACTCCTTGTTATATCTCCCATTGCTGGTGCGTGATTTGCACTTGTTACATCTCCCAAAAGAGGCGTATTGTTTAATATATTGACGGCTTTTTGTTTTAGATTAACATTTTCTATTTCGTTGCCAAGGCTATCTTTTAATGTTTTGCTCTTGTTAATTACATCGCCTGCTTTATTTATTAGTGCTTTGCCGCCTTTAGCTACTGCATAACCTACGCCATCGCCTAATACACTAAATCCTGCGTTTTCTAACATTAAATTTGCAAGTGTTCCAGTATCTACGTTTTGCCCAGTATCATTTGCGTTGCCCACATAATCCCCTGCTGCACCAAGTGCAGAGCCAACTGCCCCACCTGCTATTACTGGTAATAGACTACTTCCGCCAGTTACTGGAGCTAAGAGCGCTCCACCTACGCCTGCCATAATAGAGCCTTTATTGGCTTTTGTGCTATGCCAAAGGTCTTTTAATATGCCTTGGTCTAAATCTACAAGCTCACCAGCTTTGTTTTTAAAAAGGACATTGCCGTCAGCATTGACAAGACTGCCTTTGCCTTGTCTTTTTAACTCAGCTGATATTTGTTTTAATGCATCAACCCCTTTTTGCTCTACTACTTCTTTGTCGCCAAAAACTTTTTGTGTTAGTGGCACTTGTGCGTCATATTGCGCCCTGATACTATTTATTGCATCCACCATTTCTGCGTTATTATCAGCGTTGGCTTCCCTTATGCGGTTGTCATAGCGATCGTCTGGGTCGCTAAAATAGTTTGTCATAGAGCGCTTTAACTCATTCGCCTTAGCGTTTATCCCTAGCGCCTTTTTATCATTTACAAAGGTATCATAAGTTTTTGGTTGTTCAAATCGCATCGTTTTATCCTTTTGTTAATATTCGATCACATTTTTAAAATTATTTTTTGTCTCAGTAGCGCTTGGTTTTTTATTAAAAAATTTATCTAGTCTTTTATCTATTGCATTTAAGCGATCTATTTGATCTTGATATTTTTTCTTTGCGTATTGGTTGCTTACGCTATCTCTCTTTAATTCTAGCTCTTGCCTTGCTGCTGGCACTGTTAGCCCCTGTAGCTTTTGAGCTTTAGCAAGCTTGTCATTATCAACAAAAGCACTATCAAGACTTACTTTATATTCTTTGTCAAAGTCTTTTCTTTCCGCATCTGCTCTACCAACACGGACAGCCTGAAAGCCTGCGTTGTTCAACATTGCTAAAATAGCCTCAGCTGCTTTTTTATCTGCTCCAGCCCCTCTCATTGCGTTAAAGTTATCGCCGATCCTATCTAGCCAGCCATCGTAATTGTCTAACCTTTTGTCTTCTGGTATCTGTTTTAATTGCTCTTCTAGTGTTGCTATTGTTTTTATGGTGTTACTTTGTGCGAGGTTTGCATCTAGTGCTTTTTTCTCAGCCAGTGCTTTATTTACCGCTGTAACAGCGGCTTTTGGGTTTGTTTTATATTGAGCTACCATTGTTTTTACAAATTTATCTTTATCTATCGTTCCGTCTGGGTTTAGAGCCCCATATTGTCCTGCTAAAAAGGCGTTATCTGAGTTCGCCTCTGCAAGTGCGCCGACTTCCCCCTCGTTTGCTTGCATTTTCATTGTTAAGTCAAGCTTGTTTTGTTGCGCCCTTGCTTCCCTTGCGTCTTGTCTATCTAGTAGCATTTGGTTTTTATACCATTGATTAAAGGCTCTATTCTCATTATTTGCGTCTATTTGAGCGTTAATCTGTTTTTCTTTGAGCGCAAAATCTCTGGCATCGGTGTTCATTTTCCACGCTCTATCTTTCTCTTGGTTCTCTATTTGATTTTGCCTCCACGCTTCGTTTGCGTCAAAAAGTTTATTGTTGTAGTTTTCTTGTGCTAAATTTGATCTATTCTCCTCTGCTAGCCTTTGTTTTGTGAAGTTGTTTCTTACGCTATCTTGATATATATCCCATAATGCTCTACCAGTTGCGCCTACTGCGTCTATTGTGTTGGTGTTGTAGTTGAAATCTACTTTGTTTGGGTTAAAATACGGCATTTTTGCTCCTTTTTGTGAGGCTTAGATTAGTAAGCCTCGTCCTCTTGTTGTTTGTGAAAGTTTGATGCGTTCCAAGCATTGACTAAATTTTGATTTGCTTGATTTTCTCTTTGTAGCTGTCTTTGTGAAAGCATCTTGTTAAAATCATAAGCATCTTTATTTAGGTTAAATGCTTTTTTTGCCATTTTACTTTGGTTATAAGCACTCCATAATGCGCCACCAGTTCCCAAGGCTGTAAGCCAGTTAGGTGTGCCGCCTGCATCACCACCGCCAAGCCAACTTAAAAAGCCACCGCCATTTTTGCCAGCCCCTTGTGTTATATTGCTTCCACCCCAGTCAAAAAATCCTGCCATTTTATGCTCCTTATAATCCTGCTAATTTCAAAAGCTCTGCGCCATATTCCACATCGCTCACATTTTCGCCTTTTTTGGCTCTATCAAATGCCGATAGCTCACTGCTTGCATTTGAGCCGCTTAAAATTTCGTCTGGTTTCTCTTTGCTTTTTGCTACATTGATCATTCCCATTGCTACTGCTTTCCAACCTACATAATTTTCGCCTAGTAGATCACTCATGCCGTGAGCTTTTGCAAACTCTGCTAGATCATCAGGGCGTATTGTTGGATAGTCTTTTTTGAACTCTGCTAGATTTTTGTCAAAAACTGCTTGGCGTCTAGCTTCCTCTGCTTGCGCTGCTTGTGCTTGTGTGATTTGATCCATTTGAGCTTTTAGCGCGTCAAGATTTCCAAGCCCTAGACTATCAAGTAAGGCTTGTTTTTCAGGTTCAAGTTGTGGTTTTGCCCCTTGTGTTGATTGCTCTTTTGCTGCTAGCGCCTCAGTTAGTGCTTGCTTAATAGCGTCTATATTTAGCTCCTCTTTCTTTGGCTCATCTGACACTGTCGCTGGCTCAGTCTTTGCTTCCTCTGCTGGCTGTTCTGCCGCTTCGTTTGTTTCAGGCTCTGCCTGCTCGTTCCCATTTACTATGGCTGTTAGCTCGTTTAGTGCTTCTTGCTCTGTCATTTATTACTCCTCTTTGTAATTTTCAAAAAAACTTAAAAGGCTTTCGAGAGTTTTAATGTTCTCAATCGCCCTTAACCTCACTTCATCGCTGTTTTTGTCATTTTGGCTAGCGGTAACACTTGCCGCATAAAGCCCCAATAGATATTCTGAAAAAGCCCTAAACGCTTGGCATTGCGTCAGCTGGTAAAGCTCCTGCTTCTGCGATAGGCTCTGCCACGCTTGGCAAAATAGCCTGTGGCTTAAGTTGTTTAGCAAGCTCACTCTCCTTTCCGATAAAATTCTCTGGGTCTTTTATTCCATATAGAGGCAGAAGCTCGAGTAAGATTTTCTCATTTGCTTCTTTCATTCTATTTGCGCCCTCGCCGTCTTGAAGCTGTAAGCACATACCAAATTGAGCTGCTATTACTTGGCTAGCATCCATTAGGCTTTTCTTTTGCACCTCTTTGTTGAGCGCTCCTATACCAGTGTTTAGGTTGATGTTGAAGCTTGGCACTTCACCGCGGTAAAAACCTGCAAAAAATAAGGGATCGCCGTATTTCCAAACTAAAAATGCAAGGCGTTCAAATATAGGCTCGAAAAAGGTTTCATTGTATGTTCTTATGTAGCCTTGAAGCCTTACGCTACCCTCATTTGCCATAATTGATGCCATTGTCGCTGTTTCTTGCCTAGTTGTAGACGCTCCATTTTGTTGAGGGCTAACACCGCTTACCTCGCTCATCTCTTGCTCGATAACTTGTATTGTTGCCATTGATGCGTTGATGTCGCCAGGTGGCACGATCTTTATGTCAGCTGGGCTATCGGTAAAAATTGCACCGCTTGGGCGCTCTAAATCAGCTCTTGATATGCTAGCGCTGCGGTTAAAGATAATTTTTGGCATTGCTTGGTTTCTTGTCACGTCTGTGATTGAGTTTCTGATAGCGTTTAGTTCGTCTTGCAACGGCAAAAGTGAAGCGAGCGCAGGCTCTCCATAAGCACAAACAAAAGTTTGGTCTATATTTCTTCTTGTTTGCGGTAGCATATAGCCAAAGACAAAAGGCTGTCCGTCTTTTAGTTCTACTTTATCTCTTAGTAGTTCGCTATTGTAAAGCGTGCTAACGCTCCATTTATCGTCGTTTAGCTCATATATCTCATTTAGACAAATTCTCTCATAAGGTCTATTCTCGCTTAGATCAATTTGCTTAAATGTTTTATTCTTGATTAACTTCTTTATGTCGCTAGTTGTAAGGTAAATTCTATGCACGATATAGCGGATGTCATCTGTATTCTTTGCGTCAGGGTCAAAATAGATGTCGTTTATATCCACTTCCTCTATCTTTGCTTCATCTTTAGCCCAAAACACTTTTACCACCGAGCTTGCCGAAAAGGCAGATTTTAAAAAAATCGGTGCAAAAACTTTGTATAAATTTATCTTGTCGCAATAGAAATTTAGCGCTTCTTGCCACTTGTCGATCACATCATGCGTTGAGTTTATATACGGCTCTAGCTTTGCAAAAGTATCATTGTTAAAGTATGTTTCGGTTAAGCCGTCATATATCCGTTTAGCTTTTGAGTTTAGTTTTGGTATGTAGTTTTTGCTTTTGTTTCTCTCTTTTAGGCTGTGATACTGCTCGCTTTCCAGCAAGAGCAAATACGCATCATTTAGTTTGTCAAAAAATGGTTTGTACTCCGCATAGCCATTGTATGCTGTTTGCACTAGCTCCTCGAGATAGCTTATTCTTTCATCGTTCGTCATTTTCGTGTCCTAATCTGTAAATTGTTCTTGTGCTGACGTTCGCTAGCTCTGCCACTCTTTTTTTGCTAAGCCCTTTTTGTTTTAGGGCTGTTGCAAGTTTTACCCTTGCTTGTTTTGTAGGGATAAATTTCGCCCCTTTAAGCCACTCACAAATCATCACACAAAAACAAAGACGCAAAGCCTCATCATCAAGCATTGCCACTTTTCTAACTAGCTCTACATCAATACGCTCAAAAATATACTCGATTTGTTTTGCCAAATCTACCCAATTTTGGCACTCTTTCACCATGCGCCTCCGTCATCGTAGTTGATCGTGTTGATTTTTGCTGGCAATGGATCAAAAAACGTAAGAGCAAGGGCATCCGCCAAGTCAGGGCTAAAGCCAAACTCTTTTTTGATATTTTCTTTTGGCAAGAGTAAGTAACGCTCTTTCTTATCGTAATAAAAGCTAATAGTGCTAAGTTGCTTTTTGAGCTTGTCGTTTGGCACGATACTAAGTAGCCTAAATTTCTCTTTGAGTGCGAAATAAGCCTCTGCTCTCTTGTTGGCATAAAGCTTCTCGTTTGTAGCTTTGTATGAAAATTTTGCCTCTCTGACTATGCCACGCAAGCCAAAATCCACTAGAGTATCAAACACACCAGCACCAACGCCAACACTATCAATAAAAATAGCGTCTGGCTTATCCTCACTTCTCTCATATATGCCAAAAATCTCCCTTGCTAAAGCTGTCACACTATCAAGCCTAAATGTGTAAAAGTTTGTGACGCCGTATCCTTGTCTAATACAAAGCACGCTTTCATCGTCTCCCTCACGTGCCACGTCTAGTCCCCAAACAATGCTAGCTTTTTCGTTTGACATCTGAGTGCTAAATGCGTTTTCAATTAGGGCAAGATTAAAAAGCACGTTTGAGGTAGTATCTAAAAACTCGCCGTATATCTCTTGGCGCACTACATCGCTATCTATACCGCCAAGCTCTGCCACCATTTCATCTATCTGCTCTTTTTTTAGTAGCGGATTATTAAAACTTGATATTTGATAGTTTTTCCAGTCTTTATCTCCGCTCATCCCACGCTTTGCAAGATCATAAAAGCGGTTTTTGCCTTTTGGCACGCCGCCTATAAATGCTCTTGATTTTGGGTTATCCAGTAGCATTGCCCTTATGGCGTTATCCCAAAGATAGGCGTCTTTTAGGATAATACCTGCCTCGTTTAGGATAACTATATCATAGCCAAAGCCCTCAATGTTTTCTGGGCGTTCTGCACTTCTCATATCAAGATAGCCCTCACCGATGCTTAGCTTTTTATCTTGAGCGTGAAATTTATATAGCTCTTTTGGTAGAACTTTTAGCTCAGGCAAAAAATAGCGTTCATAATATCTTTGTAGGTTTGACGTAATAGTATCTACCCAAAGCACCTTTTTACCTTCTAATAGCCACTCGATCGTAGCGTTTGCTATGCCCTTGGTAAATCCCACACGCCGACCTTTTTCTATTGTTGTAAAGCGTGCGGTATTTTCAAAAAAGACTTCCTTTTGCCACGGCGTATAGGTTAGGCAAAGCGCTGTTTCACTCATCGCCTTTTAGCTCCTTTCGCTCAATGATTATCTTTTGCTCGCTTTGTACGTTTGCATTGTTGATCACAGTATCAGCCTCACGCCCTAGCACAGTCTCTTTGTTTCTAGCCGTGATCCTGCTATGGGCTTCAACGTCTGCTATCCTATCGCTCATCTCTAGCATCTCGTCCGCTTTCTTTTGATTTCTGAGCGCTGCGTTTTGAAAATAAAGTAAATGTCTAGTTTTCTCATTCACTAGCTCGTTATGCACCTCAATAGAAACTGGTGTTTCCAAAATTGTTTCTTTAGTTGTAGCTACTTCGACAACTTGGGATAATAAACGTTTCTTTGCATCGTTTCTTTGCCATTTCTCAGCTGTGCTTTTCTTGCTTATTGCCCCTTTTGTTATGCCAGTTCTATTTTCTATGTCTGATAGGCTTAACCCAATTTCGAAATACTCTTTTGCTTTCGCCCATTGATCAGAAGTTATGATTGTTCTAGGCATTAATAAATCCTAAACTCGCCCTCTATTACTCCAAGGGCTATTTTTCTCTCTAGTAGTTTTCGTTTCAGCTTGAAAACGTCCGTTTGCATTCCCTTTACGTCCTCTATGATGCGGGTGCCATTTTTTAAGCGGTATGTAAAATCCGCTATGTATCTGATCTCGCGCACAGTCCTAAAGCCTTGTTTTGTTGTTTCATCTGATATTGTGTAGCTTGGCATAAGTGTAAAAGGCACTTGGCGTTTTAGTTCGCTTATCTCGCCAGCTCGTTGTAAGGTTTCTAGCTCTTGGTTTCTGCGCCACTCTTTGGCACTATCAAAGCCTTTGGTCTTGCGGTTGTGGTATTTGTTTCTAACAATCGCCGAAACGTTGCCAATTCTCATCTGCTACCTCCTCGTATTTTTCTATGCTTTCGTGTTTGTGTGCGTGGCACCATTGATGACACTCTCTACAAACGGCTATTTGCTTGCTGTCGTCCTTATCTGCTCCAAATCTGCCATAGCGTACGTGGTGGTACTCTATGCTTTGTTGCTCCTCGCATATTTGACAAAGTGGGTGTGCTTCAAGTAGTCTTAGTTGATAGGCTCTGTTTTCGCTTCGAGTTAATCTCAAAATAGCCCCCTTGTTTCCTCGTCTTTGTGCTTCTCGTTCCACTTCCTCATTACTTCAAGCACACCGCTTGCGTCTTTACGGCTTATCTCAAAGCTATCAAGTATCTTTTTGTTTTCGTCTGCTACCTTTGCGATTATGCTAGCTCCGCTTTCGGCTATCGTGATATAAACGGCTTTCATCTCACGCTCTTTTTGCAAAATTTAACGCAAGAGCAGATAGCCCAATTCTTAGCCTTGCTCTTGCTTCATCGCTCATTTTTAGCGGTGCGTCTGGATCAGCTGGGAGTAAATTTGCATTATTTGCCGCTTCTATTTTCTCTTGCTCTTTTTCTTTCTCTTTCACTTCTCTTTCACTCACGTATTTGATTACGCCGATACGCTTTTGATTTTCAAAGAGCCACGCATAAACCTCTGCCTCGTCATCACTGCTTAGCTGTACTGGTTTGCCTGCTTGGTTAATGTGGTAGTGATTGATTAGGTTGCCATATTCATCAACGCCGATAATTACAAAATCTTTGTAGGTTGTCCCATAGCAAAGCCTCTCATTGCGAAAAAAGGTTTTTACAAACTCGACCAACTGCTCGATATTTTTAAAGCTAAATTTGCCATCTCTGATCGCCTCTAGCGCCCTTTGTTTTCTAAAAGCTGCCACGGCATTTTTTGTGATTAGCTCGCTTGACTGTTTCGGTTGAATAAAGCTTGTCCTATACGCAAAAAATGGGATAATATCCTCATCTTTTAGCGGTTTTAGTAGCTCTGCTGTGATTAGTGCTTGTGTTTCATTTACGCCAAGCGCTTCTTTGATAGTTTGTATGCGGTTCATTAAAACGGCTCCTTGTTTTCAAGATATGCTACGTTTTGGCTAGCTATTTGGTTCGTTTCTTTTGTGCTCTCGATGTAGTAGCTCACATCGCCACCAAAGCGTCTTACGTCCTCTACGCTTAGGCTTAAGCCGTTTTGTGTCTTGTAGCTAGGCTTTGGCTTAAAGACCCCTTGCCACTCGTTACGCATTGCTTCTCTAAGGCACTCATTGACGTCTATGCCCTCGCTCGCCCATTTAGCCCACTCGCTAAATTTCATCTCGATACCCTTCTGCGTCAATTTTTCCCTGCGCTCTTTCTTGTAGGCTAGATATTTTTGCCATAGGTTTGGATCAATAAAATCAGGCAGTGAAACACCCTTAGGGGGTAGGGGGTTATTATTAGCTTGTAATTTTAATAGCTTGTAATTTTCTTGGTTTGTATTATTATTACGCGCGCAAACATTATATGGCGGTTCAAAAATTTCTGCATCGCCGTTAAAATTTTCTTTAACGGCGTTTAGATTTTCTTTATCGGCGGTTAAAGGATTTTTTAACGGCGGTTGTTCCTCGTTATTTAGGGCAAGTAGCTTGATTTTTCTATTTGTTACCACTGCTCCAAATTTTTGTAGCTCAGTTTCAATGTAGCCATATTTTTTTAATTTAGAAATAGCGCTTGAAACCCAAACCGCAGTTTTATTTAGTTTGCTTGCTAGATATTCATTATTGGCGTAGCAGTACCCCTCTTTAGCCGATAATGAAGAGATTAAAAGCAAGAGCCTAAGCTCGTTTTGTATTCTTTCATCAAATAGCCAAGAATTAAAACAAATGGCATATCCGTTTTGCAAATTATCACTCATCTAAACCCCCTCCAAGTTTGATACACTGCGTCGAGTATTAATAACGCGCAGAGTATATAGCCTATATACATTTGGCTCATTACGCTATCCTTTCTGTGGGTTTTAGCACTGATGTGCTACATCCGCTTATCGCATCTTTTTTTGATCCAACCTCTATCAAGTAGCCGCGCGCCACTAGCTCATTAACACGCCCACAAACGCTATTTATTGCTACGTTATACCAACGTGCTATCTCTTGCCTTGTCGCACCCTCTTTGTGCTGACAAAACATCTCATATACGGCTCTACGTTTGCCGCTTAGCTCTGGTTTTAGTTTGTTATATGCTTCTAGGCTATTATTTGCTACCATTTGTTACCCTTTCTCGTTTGCTGTATTTTCTAAAAGCTTGGCGATAACTTGTGTTTAATGAACCCACCGACGAAAAGCGTTATGCTAGCCTTTAAAATTTCGATCATTTTTTAGCCTTTTGAGATTTTTCTTTTAGCCTTTGAGTTCTATACCAGCCGTTTTTTACTTCCTCCCAAAAAGTCGGTTCTATGCCATCCTCGACATACATAGCTGTTATTTTTTCTCTCTTAGGGCTAAAATAGCCATACCTTATTCCCTTGACAGAAACCTCTTTACTGTAATGTTTTCTTAATATTTGTGTAAATTCTTTAGTTGTCATAATGAAAGTATAGCTATACTATTCTTAAAAAGTTATTAATAGTATAGTATTGCTATATTAAATTATTTTAAAAAAAGGATATAATTACTATACATTTTACTTTGGAGGATAGCATGGAATACAAACTCAATAAACCACTATTAAAAAAAGTTCTAAAGGAAAAGAAAATATCTTATGCAAAATTAGCAGAGATACTTACAAAAGCCGGGTATGAAATATCAGAAAGCGGTATAAAATTTTGGTTTAAAGACGACAAAAACAAGCCCGAAATAGAAAAAGCACAAGCAATGTGCGAGCTATTAGGCATTCCAACAAACGACTTAATTTTACAAGACTTATTTCAGATCGTCCCGCCAGATAAAGAAGCCAGAGATGGAAAAAACAATAGCGATACCGTCTATGTTCCGTTTTATAAAGACGGGGTAGTTTCTGCAGGTCGTGGCGCTGAAAACGACGATTTTGGCGAGCCTGAATTGCTGCCTTTTAATCCAAACGATTTAAAAATTATGTTTAACGTTAGCCCGCACGCAAAACTAGGCATTGTCCCTTGTTTCGGCAACTCAATGGAGCCAACTATTAAAGAAAGCGACTTGGTTGTTTTTTGTGATGATATAAACCAAATAGAGGGCGCTATTTATGTTTGCAAATATGAAAACGAAATATTTATAAAAAGAATAAAAAAACGTCCTACATTAGCGTTAATAAGTGATAATAAGGACTACGAGCCAATAATTATCGAGGAAGAGTTAAACGTCGAAATTTTAGGGCGTGTTGTTGGTTGCTATGCCATAAACTCTAAGAGAATATAATAAAAGTCCATTGCGAAGTATATAAAGGGCTAACGTTTGAGGATTATGGGATAAAGTAATGAAACTATTTTATATGGATGATAGCGGTAGTAGTGGCTTAAATTTAGACGACCCGCAGCAGCCGTTGCTTGTTTTAGGAGGGGTTGTTATAGACGATAGCAAATGGGCTAAAGTCAATAAGCAGCTTAATGAAATTAAAGGTCAATATGGGATTGGTGGCGAGGAGATACACGCTCTTGAAATTGCCAACTCAAAAGGTATTTTTAAAGGTTGGGATTATAATAAAAAACAGAATTTCATTAAACAAAACCTGCAGCTAATTGCTGATAATGAACTAAAAATTTTACATTTTGAAGTTATTAAAGCCAATTATAAAAATTACTTTGATAAAAATTTTTCTAGAGATTATAAAAAAATGTTAAGAATACCCCCATATATAGTGGCTTATTCTTATATTTTGCAGATAGCAGAGCAATATCTACAAAATGCGAATACCAACGGAATTTTAATCGCCGACGAGCAAGACGTAAATTTGCTAGCAAATGATACTCTTAAAATTTTACGTGCGATTGATGAGCCAGAGATAAAAATAAACAGACTTGTTGAAAAAAGTTTTTTCATAAATTCTCGAGAGAGCAATTTATTGCAACTTTCGGATATAGTCGTTTATTATATAAAACGCTATTTTGAAATACCTTTAAAACAAATTTCCCAAAAAAGTTTAGAGGAAAGAACGCAAATGTATAATATTATAAAAAGTCGTATATATACACCAACTTTTGATATTCGCAAACATAAAATCTTAGGGTTTATTAAAAAGAGGCTTGACGAGGAAGAAGCTTAACGCTTAGCACTATCAGCTGACAATGCTTAAACCCCGTCAATCGAAATTATACCAATCCAAAATTAATTAAAACATAATTTTTGATATTATTTTGGCATTAATTATTTAAAGGCTGCAAAAAAATGAGAACGAAAATTTTAACACTTATCTTGCTCTTGCCGCTATCTCTCTTTGCCTTTTCAGGCAAAGTCGTAAAAATATCTGATGGCGATACTATCTAGGAAGCTTGCCACTCGTTAGCCTTGTAAATGCCTAGTATATAAATAATCTCATCATCTATCAAGTAAGGTATTACATAGCTTTTAAATATCAAATCTCTTATACTCTCATCGTCGAAATTAATAGACCTGCGGCAAATAAAAGGCGTCTGTGCTGTGCGTTCTATCTTTGCAATAAGCTCGTTTCTAAACTCCCTCGCCTTATTTGGGTTATCTTTTGCGATAAAATCAAACACTGCTTTTAATTCAAAGTTAAAGCGCGCCGTGCGTCTAATTACCATTTTTCCATCTCGGCTTTTAACGTTTCTAGCGGATAGGTTTCAAGCTCTCCACGCCTGATAGCTTCTATGTCCGCTTTGTAATCGGCTATCCTTTGTCTCATCGTCTTACCATCGTCGTAAATCGGATAATCCTCATCAATAATTAGCTTTTGATTAGTCGTATTGGCTAGAGCCTTGCTTATCGCTACTATTTGGCTTATTAATGCTTCGTCTGCTCGTATTGTTAATGTCTGCATTGTTAGTCCTTAGCTATTCATCCATCTTATTTTACTTGTGATTATACCCTAAACGATATAAAAAATTTTGCTAATAGGAGTGGAGAAAATGGCGATAAATTTTAATATAGTGGTCGTGACTGGAAATAATATCCTTGATGGTTTTGCTCCATCCTGCGAGCCGAATTATAATTCATCTCTCTTAACTGATTAGCGTAATCGTTTTGCTGGGCTGCACTTTGATTAAATCCATTGGTCCAACTTTGCATAGCGTCTAATACTCCATACCCGACCTGATTATTACGCTGCATTGCTTGAATATAATACTCCAGTTCTTGTTGCGTCATAGGACGAGAACAACCAGCTAAATTATCATAAAAATATTTTCTTAGCAGGTTGTCATTTTCTGATTGTATCAACTCATCAACGTCATACTTAGACACCCACATCAGATCTCCGACCTCGCAACTTACTCCGGCACTACTAAGATGTTGTATTATGTCGTCCGTTACTATAAACTGCTTTGTCTCTACCGGGATATAATAAGCCTTGTTATCGATGAAGGCCACATCCCTATTGTTTGGATTAAACACACACCCTGAAAACAAAAGCCCAACAAGGCATATAAAAGCGATATTTTTCATATTTAAATCCTAAATTCTACCACTTAGGCCTTTTAGTGCCTTTCTTGCCGGTGTATGGATTATAGTTGCCTTTTGACGAGTAATTATTGGTTTGCGTATGGTCTCTGCTCGTTCTGTGATAGGATCTAACATAAGTCCCGTTTCTTTTATGATACCCGCCTACACTTTTGCCGTAGGCGAAGCTTTCCATAGAGCTCAATAGGCAAACTGCTAAGATTACAAATAATGTCCTTTTCATAAAACCCTCCCCTAAAAAATTTAACAAAAATTATACCACAAAAAATATTTTAAAAAGTATAGTTACACTATTCTATTTTATATAAATTTAAGGATAGTTATACTATACTTCTCTCATCGAAACAAAAGATAGGCTTCAAGCGTAAGCTGACAGAGTGAGCCTCCTGCGAGTTGCAGGTTAATCACGTTTCAATCTGAAGCGTCAGTGATAGGGCGAAAATCTATCACTCAGCACCAGCCCTGATTTAGGATAGTTTTCGCAGGGTTATTAATAAAACGAAAAACACCACTTTTCATATAAAAAATTTTCCTTTAAAGTTGCTTTTACAAGCTAAATTAATTTTTAACATCTAGTCGGCGGTGGCGAGCAAGGTTTCTATTAGAAAAAGGAGCTTGAGATGAGAAACAAGCAAAAATATTTAAAAGTAACGTTTAACGGATGCACTAGATACTCTACAAGAGAGCCAAATTTTTACACCTACGAGGTTTATTTTGACACATTGGGGCTGGTGCTTTATATTCACAAAGATGCACTTATGCTGCTAGCAGTAAAAGATAAAAAACTAAACCCAGTAAAACTAAGTAAAAAACAACTAGCCAGCTTTAAAGCCGAGTATGTTTATGAGATAGTTTAAGGAGCTTAAAAATGAGAAAGATAATTAGATTTTTTCGCATAGTTTTCAGCAACGGTGGCGAGATAAAGAATATCGCCTATCTAAATATCAAAAGGAGTTAAAAAATGAGTTTGCACTACGACCTAGCATGTGCCGAAAGTGACGTGGCACGCTTGGATTTTGAAAAAGAATACGACGAGATAGTAAGCGATCTAATAGTTATCTATAACCGCTATTACGATACTTTTAAAAATGGGCTTGGCGACAATACTGGAGCGATAATCGATTTATTAATAGAAAGATGTAGCCAAGACTTTTTCGCTTATGCCGCTTTAGTCTATGTTTTATGCTCTGAACTTCAATATACCAACGAGGGCTTTTTAAGCTACACAACCACTTACAAAAAAAGTCTTGAAAAGCTACGAGAGGAGGCTGATAAAGATGCGCTCTTATATTCTGATGAGGCTTGTTGAGTTTTATGGCAAGCCAAATATGACTTGGGGAGAATTTCAAAAAATATTAGAAAGGATAAAAAATGGATAAGGAAGTGATAGAGCTATTAAATAAGGTGCAAACGGAGCTAAAAGCCCCTAAAGCACAAGAAAATAAGTTTGGTGGGTATAAATACCGCTCTTGTGAGGATATACTCGAGGCGCTAAAAGAGCTTGAAGCTAAACATAGCTTTTGCACGCTCCTAAGTGATGAAATATTACTTGTAGCTAACCGCATATACGTAAAAGCTACGGCTAAATTTGTGTGTGATAAGGGCGAAATAAGCGTAAGTGCCTATGCACGAGAAGCCGAAGCAAAAAAAGGTATGGACGAGGCACAAATAACTGGCTCCGCTTCAAGCTATGCTAGAAAATACGCTTTAAACGGCTTATTTGCGATAGACGATACAAAAGACGCCGACGCTACAAACACACACACCGATGAGCCAAAAGAGGGACAAAAAAGCAAAGTTACTTATATGACGCCAGAGCAATTAAGCGATCTAACTCAGCTTTGCGAGGTAACAAACTCAGATATAGAGAAGCTAACGGCATATTATAAGGTTAAATCTTTTTCACAAGTGCCTTATGGCAAAGCCAAAGCCGCGCTACTAGCTAAGCTTGAAAAGATAAAAGCCGAAAGCAAAAAAACGGCGTAAATTTTGTATAATCTAGTTTTTTAAAGGAAAAATATGAGCGAAAATATACAGATTAAATTTCGTATCGAAAAAGACAATCCATTAGATATTACGACCTTAGCCACTGCTCTATTATCTTTTAATAATTCTATTGATGAGTTTGTAGCCACACAAACTGGCGTAAGTGGTGCAAGAGCAACATTGCAAAGCGTAGAAAAAGGTAGCGATATTTTTAATATGGTAATTTTTGCAGCTTCTGGAGCACTTGCTATTGGCGAGCTTTTACCTACCATTAATGCTTATTTTGAGTTTTTTGGCAACATTAAAAACATAGGCAAAAAAAGCGTAGATGATATTGTTTGCGATCAGTTTTTAACACCCACTTCACTTCAAAATTTAGAAAATGTAGTAAAACTTGCCGACAAAGACAGAGTAAGTGTAGAGATTACAAGCCCAGTTTTTAACCATTGCGTTTTTATCAATCAAGACAACAAAGAAGCCTACAAACAAGGCATCGCAACAGCTAGACAAATAAAAGATTTTGAAAATAAAGAAGCGGTTAAAAAAGTCTTTGAAAAGATGTCTATCACGCTTTATCAAACTACCAACACAGATAAAAAGGTTAAATTTAAAGCCTACTGCTACGAGCTAAGCGATAAAGCTATACCGATATTAATAGATGATGAAATATTAAAGGCAGAGATTTTAGAAAACCCTTATAGCTACCGCTTTGTATGTGATATTGAAATACACAAAGACGAAAAAGGCAAAATAAGCCTTTATCGAGCGTTTAATTATGTAGATAAATTTGAGATCATAAAGGAGTAATAATGGCATATAAATGTCCTAAGTGTGGTGCCACAAATGTAAAACAAGATAAACATGATAAATTTGCAAATTTTGAGTTAGATGACAGCGATTTAGTTTGCAAAGCTTGTGGGTATACTGATAGTGAGATAAAGTTTTTATATGATGGGCAAGAGAATTTAATTAAGCACACTTGTCGAGAGCTGGGTGTAACATATAAACAGCTAGGCGAGGCGATAGGGTATGGCGAGGGAGCTATTAAAAATTCAGCCTCGACTGGTAACGTAAGCGAGCCTATGGCACATGCTATCAAGATGTATAAGAGGATTTTAGAACTTGAGCATGAAGTGGCTGATAGCGAAGCCGTAAAAGAAAATTTGAAAAGGTGGCTGAAATAAGCTACTTTTTCAAAAAAGTCATTAATTTTTACTAAAAACTACAAAATAACTTCATTTTTACTTACTAAACTATTGACATAAAGTAATTAATATTATATAATGCTCTCATCAAAGGTAATTAAAACTTACTTTTGAAGTAAATCAAAGGAGCATCAGATGACAAGATTGTTGCAACTTCTGTGTCTGATTTTGCAAATCCTTTATTGGATTTTGCGAATTTTTGGGTGGATTTAATCCACTCCCCGAAAGGGGACAAAGAAAATCTTTAATCTGATGCCTTTTGACATTATACCCTAAGGAGCAAAAATGTCAGTAGATTTTACCGATGTCATAATGGTTGTAGCCTTCTTCGCTACTTGCATTTGGATATTTCTTACAAGGGGGCAAAAATGAAAGCCCCTACTAAACAGAAATTTGCCGAGTATTTAGAACTATACAAGATAGAACCAAGCGATAGCAACGAGGAAGTAAGCTACAAGGTGCTTGACTGCGCTTATGATTTATTCTGCGCTTTAGAGATGTTAGCCAATAATCATAATGCTATGAGAGCCAAAATTTTAAACATACTTCAGCCAAAAGAAAAGGATAAATGATGGAAAATCTAATCATCAACGACCAAGAGATCAAGTTGGAAGTAGCCGACGGTCAAATCTGGACTACTTCCCTACAAATAGCAGGCGTCTTTGAAAAAAGACACGACAATATTTTAGCGAAAATCGACGAACTCCCGCAAGATGATTTCCGTGCCCTTAATTTTAAGGAGACGGAGCGAAAAGCTAAATTTGGGGCTGTTGAAAGAAATGAAAGATATTTTTTAGTTTCAAAAGACGGCATGACTCTTTTGGCTATGAGTTTTAACGGCGAACGCTTTTACAAATTTAAAGTTGCTTATATAAATGCTTTTAATGTAATGGCTGACGCACTTAGAAATAAGTTTAAAGCACCAACTAATTATAGAGAGGCTTTAGAGTTTGCACTAAGGCAGCAAGAACAGATCGAAGCCTTAGAGGCACAACGTCTTGCTAATATGCCAAAACTTATTTTTGCTGAAGCAGTAGAAGCTAGCGCCACAAGCGCACTAATAGGCGACTTTGTAAAAACCCTTTGTGATAGTGAGGTAAGGGTTGGGCGTAATAGGGTCTTTAAGTGGCTAAGAGATGAAAAATACCTAATGAACGATAACTTGCCTTACCAAAAATGGGTAGAGGCTGGATATTTTGAAGTTATCCCACAAATCATAGTGACACCAAAGGGCAATAAAGAAAAATTTACAACTAGGATAACGGCTAAAGGGCAAGTCGCACTAAGTGCAAAAATAGTAAATGCTTTTAAGATAGCAGCATAAAGGAGCAAGTAATGTTTATTAGTATCGAGCAAAATACTCCTGAGTGGCTAGAGTATCGCAGGACGAAGTTTAACGCTAGTGAGGCTGGCGACGTTATGGGCGTGGGCTTTAATAAGCCCTATGTATTAGCCCAGATAAAGAAAGGGCAAAAAGCCGTTTTTGAAAATCAAGCTATGAAAAATGGCAAAAACTACGAGCCTGATCTTAGAGCGTGGCTAAACAAAACAATGCACTATGATTTTATCCCAGCCGTAATGCAAAGCGACGATGATCCAAGATTTTCGGCAAGCCTTGACGGACTAGATATTATGGTGGACACTATCTGCGAGATAAAATTTAGCGACGCTGAGTATAAACAAGTAAAAGAGTGTGGTGTGCCTAGTAAAAAATATTACTATCAAGTGCAACACCAGCTATATGTGAGCGAGGCGAAAAAATGTATCTTTGCCGTCGGGCACCTAAATGATGACTTTGAGCTAGAGGCAGTCACTTGTGAGATTTTGCCAAACAAAAAAGCGATCAACGAGCTAAAAAATGCTTGGAACGCTTTTGAAAAGGAGTATTTGCAAGATGACGAGGCAAATAATGAGTGGCTTGAGCTTGCAAGCGAACTAAGCGAACTAAACGCACAAAAAAGCGAGCTAGAAGCAAAGATAGCCGAGCTAAAAGCCAAAGCGATCGAGAAAGCGGACGGCAGAGAGCAGGCGCACTTTGGGCTAAGCGTGTATAAGATCAACCGCAAAGCGCAACCTGACTATAAAGGTTACTGCGAGCACATGGGCTACGACGTGCCAAGCGAGTTTATCCGCCCTGAAAGCTCTAGTTGGGCGGTTAGAGTGTGAGAATTAGAAACGAGTTTAGCCGTTTTATGCACGGCGTCGTTTTAAAAGAGCTTTGGGCGTTGCGTTACTTAGAAATTAGAGAGCTCCACGTAGCGATACGCCCTTTTTATTTGGCGTTTGACACTCTCAAGCAAGTGCTAAAACGTCTTGATACAGACTACCCAAAAGATAAAGAGGGGAAGCCCCTAAGCTATACAAAGCTAAACAACGAGGAGGTTTTAAGCCATATTGCCTTTATTGAACGGCTTATGAGCGAGAACCACCACGAAGCAAACTACCTAAAAGAGATGAAATAACCCAACTGTCAAGTTTTATTTGACAGTTGAAAAAACACGACTACATAAAGGATAAAACAATGAATAAAATAATAATGATAGGACATTTAGCTCGTGATATAGAGCTAAGATATACACAAAGCCAAATGGCGATCGGCAAAACCGCCATTGCTGTAACTAGAAAATACACACTAAACGGCGAAAAAAGAGAAGAAACGTGTTTTGTTGATCTCACGTTTTTTGGCAAGCAAGCAGAGATAGCCAACCAATATCTAGGCAAAGGATCAAAGCTAGCCGTTGAAGGATATTTGAAATTTGAACAATGGCAAGACAACAACGGACAAAACCGCTCAAAGCACTCTATCGCAGTTGAGAGTATGGAAATGTTAGGTGACGCAAAACAAAATAATCAAGGCTATCAGCAAAGCGGCTATTCAAGCCAGCGCCCGCAGCAAAAACAGCCTCAACGCCAGCAATATAGCGAGCCGCAATATCCTGAATATGATAGCGATGAGATAGACGACGGCACTAACGAAATACCATTTTAAGGGGCGGTTATGACTTACGGCGAGGCAATAGTAAGAGGCAAAGAAAAAATGCAAATGAAAAATGGCGTTTTTGTGAGAGGCGATGACGCCAATAGTCGGACACTATCACGCCTTTAAAAGGCGAATAGAAACCCAAATAAACGCTTTGGATAACAAGGCGAGCATTGCCAAGCAAAACTTTAGCACGACAGCACCACAGCTAGCGTGCGATCTGCTTTATTTGCGCTTAGCGGCAAATGAACGCAAAGGGCAAAGGCTGGCGCCGATACTGGCGGAGTTTTATGAAGCGAATAAAGACAAGATAGCGTATATATCAAACAAAAGTTGCGATACAAAATACCGCAAAGAGGCAGAGGATAGCCAAACACTGGCTTATTTTTATATTGAGAATATTTGAAAGGATAATCAATGAGTAGCCCAGAAAAAGATAAACATTTAGCAGCCCTTGCAAGCCTAGAGGCATTTTGCGAGGCACACAATGAGAAAACAAAGCTAGTCGAGCAAATACAAGGTTTGCTCTTTAAGTGCGACGTCCGCTATTTACGGCACGCTCTGCGAGATTTGAAAGATTATATTAAGGAGAGGAAATGAGCGATAAATTTATTACTCGTGATGAAGCCTTAAAGGAGCTAGGCATATCTGCACGATCGCTTTATGACAAAGTAAAACAAGGCGCAATAATCGCTAATAAAATAAACTCTAGAGTAATTTATTATTCTTTAAAATCTATCCGCGCCTACAAGTCAGGACAAAGCGCTTAAGGCTTGTTTTGATATAATCGCGTAAATTTAAGAAAGGGTAAAAAAATGCAAATTAGTGCAGACGAAGTTAAAAATAAAGTAATACAAGGAATGGTTGATAATCTTTATAATAAAGATTATGCCGATAATCCAGAGGATATTTTTAAACTAATAATAACACACATAGAACAAAAACTAAATTATAAATACGATTATTCAAGTATAGAAATACTAATGAAAAACATGTATGATACTATTGTAATGGCTATTCTAAATATTAAGGCTCCAGAAGAAAAAGAAAAGATGAAATTTTATTTAAGCTTGCTAAGTATTGAGAATTGGTTTATCGACCTTGACACATTTGAGAGGAAAATGCAAGAAATGTATTTACTAAAAACTAACATCATAAAACGCGTATGTTATGAGCTGGGGCTAACATATAAACAGCTAGGCGAGGCGATAGGGTATAGCGAAAGCGCGATTAAAAATGCTGGGGTTGGCGAGGCGAGCGAGCCGATGAAAAAGGCTATTGAACTCTACAAAGAAACGCTAAATTTAAGAGCGAAGCTCGACAAATCAGAAGCTTTTAAAAATAATCTAAAAAACTTTTTAGAGGACTAGGGAAAATTTCCTAGTCCTATTTTCTACTTAAATTTTACAAAAACATACTAATTTTATGCTTTAACCCTTGACAAATAGTTTTATTTTGGATATAATTCTCATATCAAAGGACAAATAAGGACTTTGATAGAAAGGAGAGTTAAAAGATGGAAACTTTAACCGCCGCTATCGGTTTGGTTTCTGCTTTGATACAGCTTATCGTAGTTCTCTACGAAGCCAAGCGAAAATCAAAGTAGCAAAGGGGGAGCGATCCCCCGCCGTCATCTTTTAATCTCCACAATTATACCACAAGGAGCGTGAAATGACTGATTTAGTTCAGAACATTTTGATTTTGGTTTTAGCGTTGCAAGTTGCCTACCTTACTTACAAAACAAGGGGGCTAAAATGAGCGCATTAATAGCCATCAATAATATTAATGTGCCCTTTGACGTGGTCGGCGACGATATGCCGACCGTTTCAAGCGTATATGTGGCGGAAGTTTTTGAAAAAACGCACGCTGATTTATTGAAGTCTATTAGAGCTTTGCCTAACGACGACTTCAAATCATCAAATTTTAAAGAGGATTTTTACCTAAATAAGCAAAACAAACGCCAACCTTGCTACGCCCTCACCCGCGACGGTTTCTCTCTTTTAGTTATGGGCTTTACGGGCGAAAAAGCCTATCAGTGGAAAATCGAGTTTATCAAAGCTTTTAATACGATGGAAGCAGAGCTAAAACGTTAAGGCGTTATCCGCTATACGGACAAGATAGCCGATTTAGAAGCGTCGCAAATTTTACAGACCAAACGGCACACCGATCAAATCAACGGCTACAAAGGACAGCTAGCAAAGCTAAAAAATGAACTAGCTAAACGCGGCAAGATTTACGACGCGGAAGTTATAGAACGCTACGAGCAAAAAGAAGAAAACTTGCGAGCGCAGCTACATAACGCCAAAGCCGAGCGGGATTTTTACTTTAAGCGCACGCAAGAGCTAAAACAAAAGCAAAACGTCAAAGATAGCGAAATCGTGCGAATACTCAATAAGATACAAATCCAAATGGACGGCGTTTATAGCGAGATAGGCGCGGTTATGGCGTATGCAAATGATAACGACCGCTTTTTTATAGAACGAAATCAGTTTTTAAAAGGATAAGCCGTTTTAAAGGCTAAGCTTATCTAAAAAATCGCTCCACCACTGCATTAACGCCGCGCGCTGTTTTAAATTCTTGGCGTGATTGTAGGCGTCTTTCACTTTATTCTTTTCAACGTGCGCGAGGCAAAGCTCGATAACGTCGCTGTTTTGCCCGTGCTCGTCTTGTCTTTCGTGGCAAATCGTGCTAAAAGTAGCCCTAAAACCGTGCGGCGTAATCATCTCGTTACTAAAGCCTAAATTCCGCAGCATCGAGCGGACGGTATTGTCGCTTATAGAGCGAATGTTTGATTTAACCGACGGGAAAACTAATTCGCTTTTTAGCGGCGAGCTTGCGCGGTAGTCTAATAGCAACTTCTTAACGCTATCGGTTAAAAATACCTCGTGCGCTTTACCGTTTTTCATTTTGCTAGCGGGAATACTCCAAAGGCTATTTTCAAAATCTATCTCATCCCACGTCGCAAACCTTGCATTTTCTCCGCGCACCGCCGTATAAAGCATAAACAGCGCGCACACCTTTATCCTTTCATCCCCAAAATACCCTTTTACCGCTTTTATTAGATTTTTCAACTCCGCCTCGGTCGTAAAGTGCGCATAATGCTTAACGTCGCGCTTGCCGATTAGCGTTTGCTTGTCGATGTCGGCGATAATGTTATGCTCTACGTATTCGTGCAAAAGCGCGAATTTGTAAAAGCCGTTTAGCATTCCTAAAACCTTTTTAGCGGTTTCTTGTTTTTCGTCCTCTAAAAGAGGCGCGAGCGTATTTATTACGTCTTTTCTGCTTATCTCCTTAATATCTGCGTCGCCTAGTTTGGGCAATAGCAACAGCTCAAATCTCCTTTTTATCCAAAACAGATGTTTTTCGTTAATTTTGTTTTTTGTTTTTATCCACTCGGCGTATATTGCGCGCAAAGTAGTTGAATTTTCGTCTTTTGAAATATCCACGCCGTCTAATAGCTGCTTTTTTAGCTCGTTGCGTTTTTCTCTAGCTTCGGCTAGGCTTATATCGCCCAGCTTGCCGATCGTAATTCTTTGGCGTTTATTCGTTAGCTTATTGCGGAACTCGTAGATAAAAAATTTACTGCCGTTAGGCATTATTTTTAATAATAGGTTGTCGCTATCGCTTACAAAATACGGCTTGTCTTTTGGCTTTAAATTTTTAACTTGGGTTATCGTGAGTTGTGCCGATAATTTAGGCATTACGTATCCTTTTAGCTGACCTTTTTGCTGACTATGGCAAAAGTTTTGGCTATTTTTTTTGAGCTAGTCAGCCAAATAGTCAGCAAAAAAATTGCCGCTGCTAGTTTCTTTTAGCTGCTTTTTATTGCCGTAAGTTTATGTAAAAATGCTTTAAATTATCGTTAAAATCGTGGTTTTCTTGCTGTAACTTGCGGGGGTTTTCTGTGTGTTTCTTGAAGTAGTGGCGGACAGAGAGGGATTTGAACCCTCGAGCCCCGATTAAGAGCTGCACCCTTAGCAGGGGTGTGGTTTCAGCCGCTCACCCATCTGTCCACGTTCATGAAAAATTTTATTAAAAAGAAATGGTGGTTAGAGGCAGAATCGAACTGCCGACACGCAGATTTTCAGTCTGCTGCTCTACCGACTGAGCTATCCAACCACGTTGATAAAAGAAATTGGATTATACATTTTAAATATTTAAACTAAGTTTAAAAATCCAAAAGATGCTTTATTTTTAAAATTAGGCTATAAATTTATAGCCTAATGAGATTAAATTTAATGCAAATCAACTACACTTACATCTTTATCTATCTCGATAAAAAATGTTTGCGCACTTGCCCCACTGCCATAAGTGCCTTTATAGACTTGATTTACAGCGTGACCACTTGCATCAACTGCTACTTTGTTATATTCATCTCCGATAACGCTATGTTTTGAATTTAGCATCGTTACTTCATCATTTGTTGCTTGTGTAAAGATAGTTCCTTTGCCTTTTAGGGCTACTATGTCGTCGCTGTCGCCAAAGATTTTTAGCACTGTGTTGATATTTTCTGTGCCAGCCTTGCCCGTTATCTTTGTAACCCTTGAGTCGATGATATCAAGCACGCTTTTGGCGTCTAGTCCTATGGAGACTGCTTGGTCGCTCGTGCCTAGCTGTATGCGCTCAAAGCTTTCTAAATTTTTGTCAAGGTTGGCTACTTTACTAAGATCGACATCATCTACAAAGATAAGTGTATCTATGCCACCTTTGCCATCCATTGGCTTGCCATTATAGACAAAGGCATCGTTTAGGTTGCTTCCTACGGTCTCTGTTGCGTCATGTTTTAACTGCACAATGTTATTAAAATCGTTTGTATCATCTCCGTAGTATTTGCCATCTCTTTGGATGATCTTGTGAAATTTATTTACTTCATGATCTATAAAACCATTTTGCTCTAGTGCTTTTACATAGTTATCACTAAAAAGATGCGTGCCACTGTCAGCAGAGCCTAAGGTTTTATACTCATTATCTGGCTTTGCTTTCTCTTTTATGGCTATATTTAAATCAACATCGTTATTGTCATCTACATAGGTTGCACTTAGTTTATAAAAACCCTTATTCAAAACAAAATCTTTCTCAACTTTTAAATTTGTTGCATTGTTTGAATTCCAAGGTTTATGCTCAAATGATCCGTCTCCTATATCTAAGCGCACCATGCTTTGATAATCAGTAGCTCTTATAGTGTAAGTGCCATCTTTTGCGATATATATCCAGCCTTTCATTTTCATTATAAGGTCAGTGCCTATTGGTTCTGCTTCACGCAAGACATAGTTTCCTGTATGATTTACGTTATATGTTTTGCCAGTATAATCTTTCTCTTTTGCATTTGGTGAGTGTCCGACCCTTGCCATATCTTCCGGGTTTAGCTCTCCTTTTTGTGGCTTTGTAGCTGGATCTAGATAATTCTTGCCAGATTTAAATGAAATTTCATTAAAAGTTGTTGTAGCACTTACCTCTCTCATTAGATGCCATTTATCGTAACCAAGTTTTATATGCATCGTATTGGCACCATTATTAAATTTATTTGCAAATTCTTTGTCATTCCATTTATAAAAATACATATCCACATCAAGACCGCTGTTTGAGATCATTGAGACGGTTTCGACTGACATATTGCCAGCGTCATCTAGTCTTTTTACGATGAAATTTTTACTGCCGCTGGTTAGTGTTGTTAGAAATTCGCCTTCATATTTTAGGTCAGTTAGTGGCAAAATTTGTTTAGATGAGTTATTTACATCGACGACATCTACCTTTATAGATGTCTTGTCGTCTGTTCTGTTTGGCGCGTCTGCCTCGCCACCAAATGTTACTTTGTAGCTTTGACCTGAGCCAGACTTTGAGCCACCAAAGCTTGGCTCTTTTAGTCCATCCGGCGTCGCATCAAGATCGACTGCGATGGTTAAATTTTCGCTTCGTTTTTCTACGCCATTTTTATCTACATAGGTAGCGTCTATGATGTGGTGCGTCCTATCTAGCTGGATACCAACTTTTCCAGTTGGATTATTTATAATGCTTACTGCTTTTTCAAAGTCAGCTACTACGACATTGTCTTTGATGTCTGCATAAAATTTGCTTTTTACTGCTCCACTTTCATCTTTTACTTCTATAAGCACTTTGCCGCCATCTCCGCCTGTGGCTGTGTCTGTATCTTTTTGCGCGATACCGAATTTGATCATCGGACTTTCGTCGTTTGTAAGAGCGATCTTGTAGTTTATGCGCTCGTTAAATGTATCGTCAAATTTACTTGTTGAGATGATATGCTCGAAGTCTTTTTCGAGTAGGTATTTGGCTGGGTTGCTCGCTCCGCCATCTACTGAGGTAACTAGTTTAACGTCATCTACATAGTCAAGAATGCCAAATTTAAACAATCTACCACTAGAAGAGCCAGTGAAAATTTTGGTGCCATCTCTTACAAGGTCTATATCAACAAGAGTTGGCTTGCTGGTATTTACTGGCACATCCTTGAGCAAGAAACGACTGCCATTTACTAGCTGAACATCTGTTGGATCATCTTTATTTACTACTTTGATGTATTCATCTGTAAGTGTTTTGGTTTTGGCTTCATACTCGATGTCTGGGTCTGGCTTTTTCTCGTATGTGGTGAGAGTTTCGCCTGGTTTTGCCTCTTTTATGATGTAGGTTTTTATCTCTTGTTTATTTGTATTTGGATTTAGCACGGAGACTTTTAGCTCGTCGCCTACTTTAGCTGTGCTTGGGATCGAGGCTAGGACGTCTGAACCTGTGATGGTGACGCCGTTTGTGCCGTCTATCAGTCCGTCGCCATCTATATCTTTTATAAATTTAGCCTTTGGCTTGTCGTCAAATACTATAAACTGGCTGTCAGTTGCGCCTTCGTTGCCAAACTGGTCGATGACTGTTGTGTCTATGCTGGTTTTTGCGCCATTTTTGATAGGAACGTTGATCTTAAATTTCCCACTACTTGCGTCTATCTCGTTGCCATCAGGTGCTATGACCTTGCCATTTTCGCCGATAGTAAATTCTTTTGTTTCTGTCTTTCCATCTGGGTTTGTTATGGCTACTCTTATCTTTTCGTTTGGTTTGCTTTGAGTTGGGATACTTATGGTTACTTCAGTTTTGTCGCTATCGTTGCCGTAGCCATTTTCAAATGTATCAAGCTTGTTATCGCTCTTACCATCTACATTTGGGAGGTTTTTGCTAAATTCTATCTTGGCCGATCTTGTAGGCGGTGTGATGTCGGTAGCTGCGGTATTTTCGTTGGATTCTACTGTGCCATCGTTTTTGGTGATTTCAGTTTTTATAGTGGCATTTGTGCCCTCGCTGATAGGTATATTTACGTCTGGGACTACAAATTTACCATTTTGGATAGGTATAGGTGTATGGCTTGGATCATTTGGGTCATAGACGCTTTTTTTATCAGGGCTTAGGATAAATTCTTTTGGCGTTGGTGTGCCACTGCCCGTATCTATGGTGACTTTTACCCTCTCGCCTGGCTTCATAGTGTTTGGTAGATGGATATCTACGCTTGATTCGCTATTTTTTAGCTCTGACTTGCTTATAACGCCATCGTTATTAGTATCAGCGCTTAGTGTCGCTTCGGCTTTGTTACTTATGGTGTTTGGCTTTTGCTTGATCACGCCTTCGTTGCCAAAGCGGTCTATAAACTGAGTTTTGATCTCAGTGCCTGGCGTGATAGTGGCACAATTTGGCACGTCAAATTCCATAGCGCCTTTGCCATTTGGTTTTAGTGGATAGACATTGCCAGCTTCGTCGGTGGCAGTGTTGTTTTCTTTATTTATGGTGTAAATTTTAGTAACCATGTCGTCGTTTGCATCCGTGACTATAGACTTGATCTTGTCGCCACTTTTCATATCGTCAGGCACTAAAAATTTCACGTCAGTTTTTACAGAGTCCTCTCCTACGCCCATTTCGGTAGCGTCTATCACGCCATCGCCATTTTTGTCTATGCCAAGTGTCGCGCTTACTTTTGATGCTGGTGGAACATCGTTTGTCTCAACATTTAAATTTGAACCACTTTCGTGTCCGTTTTTATCAACTAAATTTACAGCGATATCTATAGGCTTGCCATTTGGGATCTCTACATCTGGGATATTTGCTTTGCCATTAGTAAGTGGCACTGAGATGAAGGCAGGTGCTGTTGGGGTTGAAGTGGGTGCTGGCACTGGCGATCCGTTATCATCTACTTGAACGAGTTTGCTACTTGCAAGATCAATCTTGTATTTTAGAGTTTGCGAGCCACTTTTTATCTTGATGATGTCGCCATCTTTTGCAGCTGGTGGCAAAGTGACAACCACAGGAGTGTAAAATTTATTGTTATTTTTTGTAGTTTCAGGCGAAGCTAAAATTTCGTTTTTATCTAAAAGACCATCTTTGTTTGTGTCGGCATCGAGGAAAAATTTAGGGACATTATCGATAAATGGCACACTTGGTTTTGTAGCTTGTGCTGGCGCACCTTTTACAGATGAGACTGGAGCGCTAAAGATATTTTCAAGATAGCTGACCGCACCTTTTACAGATGAGACTGAAGTGTTAAAGATATTTTCAAGATAGCTGACCGCACCTTTTACAGATGAGACTGGAGCGTTAAAAAACTTTTCAGAGTTTATAATTTCACGTAGTGCGTGCTTTACGTTATCAAAGATGTTTGTATAGTGACCGCTTTTGCTAAAGCCTGCATTATTTAGCGATGCTTGACTAGATAAATTTGATCCGCCGTGGTGGATGTTGCTCTCATATTCGCTATCTTCATGCTTTGCATCTTTTTCATCTTTTTGTAAGCCAGGGATAACAAGCTCGCCGTTTTGCTCTGCAAAGACGTTTGTTGTCCTAAAAGTAGAGCTAAAGCCGATATTTGCAACCTCGCCATCATCAAAAACTATCCTTACTTTGGCATCGATAGCTGTTTTTATGATATCGCCTAAAAATATCTCATCGCCTTTGTGAAGCACTCTTGTGCTCCCATCTGGTGAGATGGCTATGACTTCGCCTACTATTTGCTTAACGATGGCTATTTTTAAGGCTACGATATGCATTTTATCCCTTTGTGATATTTCTAAATTTATAAAGTTTATTTTATATCGACAAATTCCTTTAAAAGTTTATAGTTTTAAGATTAATTATTTTATTTAAGTTTTATATAAAAGCTTTGATT